AGGTTCGCCGACACCTTGGTGGACTGGTAGAGGGTGACGGCCTGGTCGTTGGGGCAGCACGCCCCGATGTCGTGCGCCAGGTGTTTGCGGAGCTGCGAGTCAGATGTGAGGTTGCGCCACTGCCCGGCCAGCGCGACGTCGATGTCGGTCCAGTCGACCTGTTCGAAGAAGTCGATGCGGGACGGGAAGCCTGTTCCGACGAACGCGAAGTCGGACACGGCGGCGGGGGTGACCGGCCCCGGGCGGTGAACGTCAGGGTCGTAGGCGTGGGGGATATACCAGCTCTTCGGGTTGACGGCCCGGAACAGTTCAAGGTTCGTCGGGTCGTTCAGGACGGCGACGTCGGCGACTTCAGCGAGGCGAAGTTCCCGTTCCGTCTCGTACGGCTCCTCGGAGCAGACCACGACGACGGTCGACCCTCGAGCCCGCATGAGCCGGTACAGGTCGTAGGCGATGAAGAACCCGGAGATGATGACGACAAGGTCAGGGGCGAACTCGTAGCACGCCGCCTCGAGCCCGTTGACAGCGAGGTGGATAGCAGCGTCCCGGTCGAATGCCCGCTCCCATGTGCCGTCCCGGTCCATGTGAGCGGCGGAGAAGAACACGAGCCGGTCAGCCAGGTTGAACTCGACCACCTCGCAGCCCGCCTGACGGAACCCTTTCGTCCACCCCGACGCCATGTCCATCGGGGAATAGTCGACCCCCGGTTCGACCACGAGGACCCTCACCGGAACACCGCTCCGAGGGTCTTCGTCAACGCAACCTGATTCGCTTTCCCGACAAGCGGCGCCGCGGTCACGACGCCTTTCGCCCACGGATGCTTGCCCTTGGTGCCCTTGACGTTGGCGAACGCTCGGACTCCGACCCCTGGGATAGAGATCACCCACGTCGAAGCCCGAGAATCCTTCGGGATGCGGTGCGCTCTGGTGTTCGATTCGAGGAGATGAACCGGACCGGTTGCCCGCACCAACACGGCCCGGCCGAGAGGATCAACCCGTACTCCGACCTTGGCGCCTTTCTTGCCGACGCCCCGCAGCCGGCCGCTTCCCGCCCCGGCAGCCACCAGTTGGGCTTGAACGGAACGCTTCACGATCAGCCCACCCTGAAGCAGCACCTCTTTCTCCAACCCGGCGAGTCCCTTGGCGAGCAGGCCGAACTTGCCGGCGGCGACGAGCGGGCTGTCAGCCCCGAAGCTCATGAGCGGACTGTCAGGTTGAGTGTGACGGTCCCGAACATGTTCTCCCCCGCGGTGACCGACCCGTATTCATCCCATGTGTCAACCGTCACCTCGGCTGCCCCGGCGGTCAGCTCGAGAGCGTCGACGATCGACCCGGTGACACCGACGCCCAGGTAGGTATCGAGGGCGTCCTGGGCTGATGACCAGTCAGCACATTGCACCAGCACCATGACCGCGACCTGGATGTCTCCCGATCCCCGATCAAACGCAGAGTGCACCAACCCCGACTTCGGCTGCACAATTGCGCACGGCACCTCCGGTTTGGCCGGCACAGTGTCGTAGGTGGTGAGGCCGCTGATGGTGGCGAGACGGGCTTTGAGGTCGTCGCGGATGGTGGCCAGGTTCATGCGACGGACACCGGCCGGTACGGGTCGAGGAGGAGGACCACGTCGGAGTCCTCACGGGATGTCAGGCGGACGGGGCCGAAGTCGCCAAACCCGGCGACGCCCTGCGGCGAATCCTTGCGGCTGACGAGCCGGGCCGCTTTGAGGCGGCAGGCGTAGGCGACCGAATCGGGGACGGCCGGCCAACCCCACTTCGCTGTGATCTGCACCCGATCAGACCGACCAGAGACTGTCGCCGCAGGAAAGACGAGGGTGCCGATGGAGCGGATCTCAGTCCACGGCTCAGCCTCGGGAAACGCGGCGGCGGCCGTCACGGGGCGCAGCTCGTAGTCGGTTGTCGCCCAGGTCGTCTCGAACGTGCCGTCGCCAGCCAGATCGGTCTTGACGATCAGGCCGGTGGTGGTCCCGATCCCGTCAGGCACCGTGAGCGACGTGGAGCTGGTCGCGACGAAGGTGCGGGCCGTCGCTGCCCCGTCGAGCCAGAACCGGCGGCCGCAATAGTTGTCGATCGACCGGGACGCGGCGTTGATCGCTGCTTCGAGGAGCTCGTCGGCTGGGGTGGTGGGGGCGCCCATGAACGTCCGCAGCAAGGCGAGGGTTGTGTAACCGTTGACGACACTCAAGGCTTCACCGCCAGTCCGTAGATATCCCCGCGATCGTCGTGAACTTCGATGTCGACGTCTTTCCAGCCGACCAGCCACGACGCCAACCGGTCCTCCTCGACGTTCAGGTACCATTCGCCGTCCCGCAGCGGCCCGCCATCCACAGCAGAGTGAGCGGCCCGAGGGGGGCAGGCCGCCGTCAGGATGAACAGGCCGCCGGGGCGGAGCGAACCCCAGGCGGTGGCCACGAACCCGTCAGGGTCCGGAACATGCTCGAGGGTTTCACAACAAACGCAACAGTCGAACCGCTCGTCAGGCCGATAGGTCGTGGCGTCGGCAACAACGTCAACTTCGAGACCAGGGCGAATGTCGACCGAGACATAGTGGGCACGGGGGAAGTAGGACCGCACCGAACCGTTCACGGCGCGGCCCCCAAGCTCGAGCACGCTGTCGAACGGGCCGAGACGAGCCGCGGTGACCGCCACGAACGATGCTGCGGCCAGGTGCATCAGCCACCCCACACTTCGCTGAACAGTTTCTCGTCGGCTTCGACCTGGGCGACCCGGGCCGGGTCTTCGACGGTGGAACGCAGCGGGTCGAGGTGGCGGGCGTGGCAGCCACCGACACAGACGGTGTGTTTCCCCGCGGCCCGCACCCGCCGCTCCAGGTCCGTGTCGCCGTACCACCACTGGTATCGCTCATCGAACCGCAGACCGGTTTCGCCTCGGAGCATGAACGCCCAGCCGCTCATCGTCTGCCCCGACTTCGCGTCGGTCGAGGTGGCCAACGTCTCACCCGGGCGTAGGGAATGGTTCCGCCAGTTCGGGTAGGCGATCCAGTTGTCATCGTCGGAGCGGAGACCGGCGGCGAGTTGGGCGCAGAACCCGGCGGGAACTTCGACGTCGTCGTTGATCACCAGCACGTTGTACGGGCCCCCCTCTGCGGCTTTCTCGGCCATGTCGAGGCCGGTGTTCCACATGCGGTGCAGCGGCCAACCATGCGCCTCGATCGACCCGACCGGCGGGGTGTCGTAGCCGTTGTCGAACACGAACAGCCCGGCGGCCTGGACGGCGAGATGGGCCCGCAGGTTGGCGAGCATCTCACCCCGGTCCTTGCTGGCAACAACGACGTAGGTCGGAACGGCCGTCCCCGTGGGCCCGGCAAACTGGGCGTCGAATGTTTCCCGGTCGAGAAAAATCCCGCCCTTGTCGTGGGTGGTGCCAACCCCGGTGTGGACATGCACGGGGATATCCACCGCCGCGAGACGAATACAAAACGAGAGGTCTTCGGAGAAAGTCGTGGGGCCAGTCGGATGGGTGACCGGATCGAACCAGTGGTCGCCATACTTCTTACGGACGGCGTCGAGGGCGTTGCGGTGAACCAGCATGCACGCCGCCCCGGTCGCCGACACTTCCAACAACGTGTCGTCGGGCAAGTCAAGGACCGACTGGAACCCCACCTCAACGTCGGTTTCCACCCACCGATACACCGCCGGGACCACTACGTACTTCTCGCCGTGGAACATCCCCTGCCGGTCCCGACGCAACGCGAAACACAGGCCGCCGACAACCGGGCGGGTGTCAGGATCAGCCGCCGCGATCAGGGCGTCGACCGTGGTCGGCCCGAACCCCATGTCGGAATCGACCATCCACAGCCACTCGCAATCGGTGGCGTCCAAAAACTTCTCTGCCACCTCGTTCCGGGCCGCGACCAACCCGCCCGCGGCGCAGAACTTCGGGAGCTGGGTGACAAGCCGGTGCTGGCCGACAGTGGCGTCGACTAGGTAGAGCTCGACGAGAGACATCCCGAAACACGAAGACCACTCCCCGCCGTGGAGGAACCCGACGGCGACCGTTCCCGGTTTCACCCCGCCGACCTCGACCTGCGGGCCCGTTTCTCACCCGGAGCGGCGGTGGCCTGCTCAATCTTCACCGATTCGACGATCCCGCCGCTGGTGTCCCGGGGGGCAAACGCCCACGGGTACGCCTTGACCAGCGGGTCGGCCGGGTCGTAGTCGACGCCGGGGTCGAGCGCGATCATCACGTCACCGTCGGGGTGGCGGACAATGACCGGGACAGTCGGATGCGGCATCAGATCTCCATTCCCATCTGCCCACGACTAGGGCGACGTTGGCGCAACCGCCGACGGGGCGTTCGATCCTGCTTGAAATTGGAGGGATTACGAAACGACTGCATGACGCACCTCCTAGATAGGCGCAGGAAAGCCGACGAGGCCCACGGCGATCTAGGCGCCGGGGCCTCGTCGACAGCTATTGCAACTACTCAGGCACTCGTCTTGTCCACGAGGAGCCGGAAGGCGTCGACGTTGGTAACGCCGCTGCCGTTGCGCCAAGTGGCGAACCAGCCGCGTCTCCCGTCGGGCAGGTTGCTGGTCGTGTTGAAGAGGTTCGGGATGTACTCGACCGACATGCCGGCCGGGCGATCCACAATGACGAATTGACTAAAGTCGCCAATCAGGATTTCCTGGTCGAGAGCGGTGGTGGTCTGGGCGGTGGGGGCGTCGTCGGATTCGTGGACGGGGTGGCCGAGGATCATTCCGGCGGTGCCGTCGCGGAGGTCGCCGGAGTAGCTGGCGGAAATGGCGGTGCCGAGCGCCTTGACTGCCAGGGAGTAGAGCGGGTTGGCGACCCACGCCGCCCCGTTGCGGTAGCGGAGCGGGACGGCCTTGTAGAGGGCGTGGATGTCGACGAGGCCGATGGTTGCGGCGGTGGTCGACACCACCCGACTGGCGGTGACCGCGGCGACGGCGGTGAACACACCCATGGGTTCCGTCGTTCCTGCCCCGGTGGCGTGGGCCGCGCCTTCCAGGCGGTCACGGGCGTCGGCGAACATCATGAGCAGGTCGCCGGCCAGGTTGGCGATGTCTTCGGCGGCGGAGAACGACGCCTGGACGAACGCCTGCGCCCTGATCGTGGCGATGGACGGGTTCCCGAACGTCGGGGAGTCATCCGAAACCTCGACGACTTCACCGTCCCAGGAGGCGGTGACGCCGGCGGAGGTGACGCCGTTCCAGGCCGCTTGGCCGTCGGTGAGGGTGACGACCCGGGAGATCTTGCGGATCTCGTCGGTTGACGCCGCCGACGTCAGGATGATCGTCGGGTCGAGGTGGGTTGGGAGGAGGAACTTGCCGTTGGCGTTGGTGGTCACGCCGAGGACGGTGCGTTCCTCGTTGGTGAGGGTGAAGTCGCGGCCGACGAAGATCTTCGCCCAGGCGTTGGTGTAGTCCTCGCCGGAGCGGAGAATGACACCACGGACCCAGTCGCGGTCGGAGCTGTGCCGCTTCAGGACTTGGCGGACATGGGCCATGTTGTCCGGGTCTTCGACCATGCCTTCGATGGCGCGGGTGGCGGCGTCGGCCAGTTGCTTCGACGTGGCGCTGCGGTCCTCCATGATTTCCATGGGGTCGCGGGTCACGTTGATGTTGGGGACGTTGCGGGCGCCGTCGCCGTGCTCGGCGCCACCCGGCCGGCTGAGAGAGTCGGCGACCGTGTTGCGGGCTTCCATGGCGACGATCTTGGAGCGGGTGTCTTCGAGGGTGACGGCCAGGCCGTCCCACTCTGTCTGCTCGGTGTCGTCGAGGGAGCGGGCTTCGGCGGCGGTGTGCATTTCGTGCATCCGGGCCTCGGTGGAGGCGAGGAGTTCGCGGAGTTGTTCGAGATTCATCAGGATGCCTTTCGGATCAGGAGTGAACGGAGGAACGCTGAGCGTTCTCCCGAGGTGGCTCCCGAGGTGCCCGGCTGGGCGGCGTCGGTGTTCGGTTCAGTCGAGGTGCCCGTGGGGGCGGCGTCGGCTGGTGGTTCGATTTCGGTGCGGAGATCGGCGATGAGTCGATGCCGGTCGTCGTCGGGAAGGTCGGCGAGGAGGGAGCGGACGCCGACGGTGGTGGCGGCGTAGGCGGGGAACACCACCGGGCCGAGCTCGAACAGTTCGACCTCGTTGATGGTGCGCACCGGGATATCCCCGGACTCGTCCCATTCCTCGCGGAGCACCCGGAACCGGAACGACATGCCGTCGATAGCGCCGGAGACGATGGCCTGGCGGATGGGTTCGACTCGGGCGTTGTCGTGCATGCGGGCCCGGACGAACAGGCCGTGCTTGTCTTCGCGGAGTTCTTCGACGGCGCCGATGGGGACGGAGCCGGTGGCGGCGTCGCGGCCATGGTCGAACTGAAGGACCGGCTTCCGTTCGCTGATCGTCTTGGCGAAGGCTCCCCGTTCGATCTTCTCGTCGAACTTCCCTTCCCACGAGTCGATCCGGGTGGTCTCCCCGAAGACGGCGCCGTACCCCTCGAGGGTGAACCCGTCGCCGGTGTCGGCGGTCCGGAAGGCGGCGGCGCGACAGACGTTGTTCTTGGGTGCCTTCATGGTGTGCTCCCGTGCTGTTCTGAGAGGAGGAAGGCGGCAGCGAGGACGAGTTGGTCGTCTTCTCTGGGGTCGCCTACGTGGGTGAGGATGGTGGTGCGGCTGAGTGTTCTGGCGTGGCCGTAACGGGTTTCGGCGGCGCCGCTGATGGTGGTGCGGGTCCTGGCGGTGCCTTCGCCGTGGGTGAGCAGAGCGGCGGCCATGGTGTGGCGGGTGCGCTGGGCGCCTTCGGTGCCCCAGGTGGCGACCGTGACCTTGAGGCGGAGAACGGACCGGCCTTCCCGGTGTGCTGGCCGGGCGGCCGGACGTGACGGGGACCAGACCGGAGCGGCGAAACCGCCGCCGACGGGCGGGGGTTCGATGACAACAACGGCGGCGTCGGCGAATCCGCCGGCGAACCCGAGGGCGAAGGCCACCGGGTTAGTGCTTCTCGGGGTGGCTTCCCGCCCCGGAGGAGAGGGCCTGTGCAGACCCTGCCGGGGCGGGAAGCGCCCCCACGGTACCGCTCCGTATCGGGGACTTGCCCGGCGAACTGTGCGGGGTCACGGCACCTTCACCGGGCTCGGCACATGCCCGTTACGCACCGGCTCAGGGGCCGGTTCGGGATCGGGAGCCTGAACGATCTGATACAGGTCGGCGATGAGCTTGAGCATGGCCAGCGCCTGGTCTTTGGTCATACGACCGCCACCGTCCCGATCTTCACCGTGCCGGCGGCGTACTTGACCTTCACCTTGAGGTTGTTGCCCGCCTCGTCCAGGTAGAACGAGATTTGCGAGGCGATCAGATCGGCGTCGGCCGGGGCGGTGGCCGGGCCGCCGAGGTGGAGACGGCTGGCCCCGATGTTCACTTGATTGGTCGTTGTCGTGGCTACGCCGACCCCAAGGGCGATGGCGTTCGAGTGCGCGGCGCTGGGCCCAGCCAGGGTCCCGTCGCTACCTCCGATGGCAACACCGTTCGCTGCCGTGACCTTCGGTCCAGCAACTCCGCCGCTTCCTCCGCCGATGGCAATACCGTTCGTTTGCGTGACGGCTGCGGCCTCAACGGCGGACCCATTGTTCCCTGAGCCGATCGCCACAGCCCCACTTTGGGACACCGCCGACCCTGCTCCGATCGCGACACCTCCCTGAGTCACAGCACTGGCAAGAGCGCCTATGGCAATAGACGATTGAGACGCGGTCGCCCCCGCTCCTGCCCCAACTCCCGAACCGATGGCGACAGCCGCTGCCCCCGATGCTCTCGCACCGGCAACCGTCGTCGAATTGCTCGCCCCGATGGCGATAGCACCCTGAGCGCTAGCGAACGGTGCGGCGGTGGTGCTGATGCCGCCACCTATGGCTATGGCTCCAACACCAGTGGTTGCCCGGGCATTGGCACCGATGGTGATGGCCTGGGTGAAACTGGCCAGAGCGCCTCGCCCCAGAGCGAGACCGTCGGCTGCCGTTGCTTGCGCCCCTGTCCCTTCGGCAATTGAGTTCTTCCCCGTAGCAACCGCCATCTCCCCAGCAAGGATGTTGCCCGCCTCGTCCACAAGGTTCTGCGGCTGACGACCGATCCCGTTCATCACGCCCAGGTTCGGCATTACAGGTCGGCTCCCAGGACGGTGGCCTTCAGGATCGAGGCGTTCGTCGTGTGGGACTGCGACATGCGAACCGACCAGCCAGTGGGGAGGAACAGGTTGGCGTAGCGGTTGGAGAGCCGGATGCCGGGGACGGTCGCCGAGGCGGTCACGGCCGTAACGGTCATGGTGTCGAAAAGGTGGTAGGTGGTCCCGTCGTGGAGGAAGATGTAGACGAGCCCAGCGACCGTGGTGGCCACCAGGGACGTGCCACCTTTGCTGGCTTGGACGACGATTTCCTCCACCTTCGACCCGGACGCCCCGGCGGTGAACACCGTCGAGGTGGTCGTCGGGACCTGAAGGTCGGTTTCGACCGCGCCGAGGAGAGCTGAGGCAGCCCTGGGGGTGGAAGCAAATGCGGGTGCGGTTGCCACGTCAACTCCTCATCGGAAAGCGAAGCGGGCGAAGGTCATGTCACCGGCGCTGGCTGGGGTGGCGTACTCCAGAGCGGTCGCCCCGGCATTGACGCGCAGCACCTGGAGCGCCGAACCCATCGCCAGCCGTCCGGGGGTGTCGTTGGCCGTCCCGACGTACAGGTCGCCTGCCGCGTCGATCAACGATTCCTGGACGTAGCCAGTGTGGGGATCGGCGGCGGCGGCGTGGGTGGCGACCGTCCCAGCCGGCTCGTAAGTGCCTGAGTGTGCGTGGTCCCCGGCGGCGGCGGTGGTGCTGCTGGTGCCGAGGCTGCGGAGGCTGGCTGTGCCGGCGGCGGCGTTGGCGGCCATGGCGTCGCCGCCGCCTGGTTCGTGCTCCGCGTGGTGGGCCTGGGCGTGGTGGTCGTTGGCCGACACGTCCGACAGCGAGTCATGGGACATAGCCAGCGCGTCGTGGGCGGCCTTGGTGTGGCTGGCCGACAGGTAGAGGGCGGCCGTGTCGGTGATCCCGTGGACCGAGGTGCTGTCGGCCTCGTGAGCCGCGACCTTCGCCGCCGACCCGATGGTCGTCTCCAGAGCCGACGTGTCCGTGATGCCATGGACGCTGGTGGAGTCCGCTTCGTGGGCGGCCACCTTGGCGGCGGACCCGGTCGTGGTCTCCAGGACCGTCGTGTCGGTGATGCCATGGACAGCCGTGGTGTCGGCGGCGTGACCGTCGAGCTCGTTGTGTTCCGCGGCCAGCGTGTTGTGGTCAGCGACGTGCTCCGCGACGGTGTTCGCCGCGGTGCGGTTGGTGGGGAGCTGCGTCACGCGGACGCCACCGCCACCAGCAGCTCGTGGGCCCACGACGTCCCCGGCGTCAACGACACCGGGCCCGACATCGCTACCCGTTCGACCAGGGTGTCCCCATCGAAGAGGAGAGCTTCGTCGAACGCTACGTTGGTGGTGAACGGGCCGAAGAATCCGCGGGCCAACGCCGAACCGTCAGACCTTGACCATCCACCATTCGTGACGGTGTGACGCCGGTAGCCGCTGGCAGCGGTGAGTTCGACGCCGCGGCGGGCCAGCCCGATCGACAGGGGTCGGCCGGCGACGAAGTAGGCGTCGATCAGGGCCTCAGGTAGCGCCATTGTGCGACCTCTCGATTCGGGTGGCACGCCCGAGCTGGTCGCGCACCACGGCGTATCCGGCTTCGCCGAGCTCGGCGTCCAAGTCCAGCGACTTCATCGGCATAGCCGGGACGGTTGGCTTGGCGGTGGCGGGCCCGGAACCCGGCGGTTGGAGCTGCACCGACACCAAACCAGTGTGTTTCAGCAGCCGGAAGTCATCGTTGTCGACGGCCTTGATCGCACTGTCG